TGCCATAAGCCTCTCCAAATACAAAGAAAGTTAGTGTTACATCTAAACTGTCAAGATTAGTTACATCTTCAGTTATCGGAGTTTCAAGGGATTCGGCAGGTATGAAGTCATTAGTGACTACTTTTAATGCTGCACCGATAGCGTTAAACAATTCTAAAAAATCAAAAGTCATGGTTCGCTCCTGTTATAGGGTCCAACCAGTATAGATGGTGTGTTACATTAGGCAAGCACACACTATGAGTTGCTAACAAATGATATAGCAACCGCAGCGGACGCAACCGCAGGTCGTACAGACGTTGCAGAATCGGCGTGTAATTCCACGTTTGTGTCATCAGTAGCCCAGAAAATTTCTACGTAATCAGTTGCAGAAAGCACTAAAGAGCCGTTCCAATTTGCAATGTCTTTCTTACCACTCCCTGTAATGTTATATATGTGTGCGCTATAAACCTCACTAGTACCATTTTTCTTGACCCATATAGATATGTTTTTAGCAGAAGCGTCAGTAGATGCTAACTGTAAAGTTGTTTTCACGTAATACACACCGTCATTTACTACAGTCAAACGTGAGTTACTAGCTACACTAACACCACTGTTCCCACGAATTGTATTAAACGTTACAGCGTATCCTGTGTCTACATTAGAAGCTGTTTGATCTACAGTGCTGTAAAAAATACCGTAAGGAAACAAAATAAACTTACCACCATTGTCTTCTGCAAATACGTTAGAAACCATAGTTACAAGGCGGTTAAAGAACAACCGCAGAACATTGCTGTTTTGATCCATAAACGGGCGTTCATATGTATCTGGGGCTAACGGCAAAGCGGGTGGCTCTACACGTTGAAGTTCATTAGACATTAGCGTCTCCCGTCAGAACGCATATCTACTCTGGGCGACCCAAGCTGCCATTTGACTCCTAATTCAGTAGAAGCCACTTCTATTGACATTTGACGCCCGCGCACTCGGGTATTTACTTGTCCTGTAAATTGCTCAATAGGCACAGTAGCAGTTCTTGTAACCGTATCTGTTGCACTTCCTCCTTCTGAAAGTGGGCTGTTATAACCCGATCCTGAGTTAGCTAAAGGAAGTAAAGTCATTGTCGCACTGGGAGATGTAGCTGTAGACCCCTCAAATGTAACATCAGGCATTATGCGCCATACAAATACAAACCTGTCTCCATCATCAATATCAAACTGCCCAGAGGTAATTGTTGCTGCAATTGGTGCAGGTGTATCTGTTTGGTTGTCATCTGCACCTTGCTCATGGTTTACAAGGTTATAGCTATAAGTCGCGGCAAGGGGAAAATCACGTAGTCCAGAATCTAGCCACGCTGTACGCGCTAAAGTGCCGTAATACCACGCCTGTTCGAGATAGTTAAACACTACATACTTGTCTACCGTATCGCTATCTGCGGAACAGTAGAACCACCATACTTCGTGAAATGCTTCGTTTGTACCCGCAAATACTTGGTCATACTGTAAGGTATTAAAATCTTCAAACACGTAACGACGTACGTTGCAAGGCAGTGGTTGGCTACGCCCATCATACATGTAGAACTTATCTTTACCCATCCAAAAAGCTACACCACTAGCAAAAGCCACGGTGTTTTGAGAGGCAGTAGATATATTATCTCCGACCAATTGAGCGCCCCATACAGCGGGTGCGCCTTGATACTGTAACGAGTATAGCGAAGAGTTGGTCCAAACGAGGACCTCTTGACGTGCTTGTTTAGCCGCGACTATCTCAGTTCCCCGTGATAGTCTTAAGGACCCCGCTTGATTTGTAGATGCCGGTGTCCACTGCGCTACATTTTCTTGGTCAGACCAACGGATGAGCATTGGGTCAACGGTAGCAGTACCAACATCATTAGTACCAAAACAAAACACAAAACGGTTTATGTCTGATACTAAAATCAAATTTTGTGTGACGGGTACATTAGACGCACCGCCAAGAGATGACAAGTAAACACCACGGGTATTTATTCCATTTGTAGCATCCCAATAGAAAATAGCGCCCCCACGAGAGCCAAATACAAGGTCTTCTCCAAAATTAAATTGGCTCCACAGACGTATAGATTCGGTAGAAACACCACCTGTACCCCAAACATCTGCACTCCATTCACCACCGCCCCATCCAGTTAAAGGTACTGCGTACGGCTCTCCAGTACGGATTTGATACGCACCTATCACCGATCCTCCGCCAGTACCTGTGTCTGATGAATTGGCTGTAGCAGTAGCGGTTATTGTATAAGTATTTGCGCTGGGGACAGTAACAATCTGGTAGTCAGCATTTAATACATTAGCTGTTATAGCGCCACCTAATGATACAGCTTGACTAAACGTAACAAAATCATTTTCACGAACGCCGTGACCTACATCAGTAACAGTAAGAGTTGCTGACCCATTAGTAGCGGCAAACGTCACATCTCCCGCAGAAGTAGTGTTACGAATAGGTGTAATATCGTTATACTCACCACCTTGCTCTAAATAGAACTTGAGGTGTGTACCAACACCAGTACGGTTAATACTACCTAATGTTGTCCAATTCCATAGAGATCGGCAAACACCAAGAAACGAAGTGCTTGAAATACGTTGCCAGCCACCTATCTTTTCGGGAAACCCTTGTCTGAAGCGTACTTTATCGCACTCGTACCAACCAGCTTCATTGGAATAACGTGTTACTTCTCGGTTGATACCGGGTTTAAATACTAACTTCTTTAGAGCCATAGTTCACCTACATAGTTTCACCAAAGACAACGGGTAATGTCGTAACTTGTATAGTCACGTGCTGTTTTAGGTTTAGCGTCTCGCCGCAATCAGAACAAGTATCTGCTTTGACTTCTAATTCATCAAGGTCATATCCGCAATGTGCGCATACTATTTCTATCGTATGAGCAGGATTAACACCTTGGGCTGTTTCTTTTGCATCAACTGTAGTTTTCATACTACACCACCAATTCAAAGTGGGGGCCGTCAATAAAGGGCCGTTTGCCTTGACTACGACGTAAATCTACGTATGCGTTCATAGCTTCTTCCATTGTACCATCCCACTCACAGATGTCTGGAATATGCCATGCGGCACCCCAACGAATTCCGACTCCAGCGGTTTTAGCACCTTCTTTCATAGCGTCTGCAAGGTCATCATATAGGTTTAATTCCCATGAACCCCTAGACCTAATATAGGCCATGAGGTCTACAGCATGACCACCAATATGTTTAGATTTCATTGTTTTACTTGCGCCTGCGTTAACAAGTTTACGTTGTTCTTCTACCGTACGTAATCCACAGATAACACCAAAATCAACTTTAGTGTTGTGTATTGCTTGTTTAACTACGGCAACGAGCCGCTCATCAATACCGTTTAACCTATCGAGGCTGCGTTGTGATAACTTAAAACTCATTTTGCTACGCCTTTCACACGCTCGAACGATCTTAGACCACCCAGACCCAACATACCCATCAGAACGGGCATCATCACGCCCATGTCTGCTTGTGGGATAACTACACCAAACCCTGCGGCAATTGGCGATATTAAAAAATTGACGGCTAAACCAAGAACGCAAACATACCCACATAAGGGTCTCCAAGACGATTGAAAGAAGTTTCCTTTGGCGTCAGCAGTATTTAACGCAATTTGCGCTAGGGCAATCTCCTGCCCGTGTCTTTCTGCCATGGTCCCAATCTCATGGGCCAACTTTGCTTTTTGGTCTTTATCTTCAATAAACTTGTCTAACAGCCCTGAAACGGGGCCAACCAAGCTCCCTACGATGCCTCCTATCACTGCCACCTCCTTAACCTGAACTACTGGGAATATTGAAACAGCAGGTTAATTTCACTGTCCCGCCTCCCAGAATTTTTCCGGGGGCAAACGCTTCATAATTTCCGACATCACGGAGTTGTTTTCTTGCAGTTGATCATCGATAGCCGTGAGCCGCGTTTCTAGGACCGCAATAGTAATGGTGTTCTGGCTCACTGTCTGGGCCACTGGCTTTACTGCCACCTCTACCGCATCTTCTGCGGCGTCTTCTGCTACAAACGTAACGTAAACCGTCATAATTGCAAAGCACATTGAAGCCACTGCAACTATGGCGGTTATTTTATTCCACAAATTGGTTGCTTCTTTAGACACTTGGTATTCCTAATAAAAGCTCATCGAGTCTTGTTTGGTCTGCAATTATTCCTGTGCTGCTACGGCGTATGCGTCTTTACAAGCCTGTGTGAATACGGTGGCGCAGATAGCAGATACATCAGAATCTTCTGCGCTTAGGTCAGCATTAGGCATGACTACGTGACGATGGAAAGACCGTGAGATCTCTCCACCGTCCCGCTTGATAACTGATGCTGTTCTTACTTGAACGCATGACCAAGAGCCGTTATTAATTACCTCAATCTTGTCGTTCACTATTTCTTCTGTTAGTGCCATTTTTATCTCCTTTGCTTGGACTGTCTGTGCCTAGAGTCCACTAGGCGTATGGTTATTGATCTGTAAAGTATGAAATTGCAGCAACCTTTACTCCTGCTGACGCATTAATCGGTTTCTAAATAAGAAAAGTGACCCATCAGGTCACAATCATCAGCCAAACAATACGTCGTATGGGACGCAGCGGCAGGATTAGCGGGATTTAGGTGCCAATCGAGGGGCGTGAAGGCCGCATCATCGTCCCTATGCATCGTAAGCACCGCTTCAGCACCCGTTTGATGCAGATAAATTCCCCGTGGTGACTGATAGTTTTCATCTTCAAAGTACTTGACCCACGATAAATATCCACCACCAATAGATCCAGCGTAATCCGAGCCTCCATTAACCCAATCGACAGTATACGGCAAGCCCTCTATACGCAATATTCCCTGACCTTTACTGGTTACTACGTCTGCCGTGAGCCTAAACCAGCAAGTAACTAATCTGCCAACCTTTGTATAATAACCTGACTGTACGGCATAAGTCAGATTGGGTGCAGTTTCACCGTAACTTGTCGCGTATACCGGTGTCCATGTTCCCTCCTCGTAGGACGCTCCAGCCGCCACGTTTGTAGTGCGCCCCGTTTCTTGCCAAACTTGATCGTTGAACATAGTCAGCGTCAGTGTGTCTGCTACAGCCATCACGAAGTTAGCAGAGCCATCCAAGATGATAGCAGCGTTATCCGTGATCGTTTTTGCGTGTTCCGCAAGAATGTGAATCGTCTGCCCCACAACCCCATCGTCAAAGTCGGTAATCGTCGTAGTGTCGCCTGTCACGAAATAGTTGCCTGCCGAGACCGACGGTGTGCCATCGCTCGAAAGTGTGGTAATGGTTGAGTGTGACACACGTCCACCAACTGCGGCATTACCCGATAAGAAGATATTACGTGGGCGTGTAGCGCCCGATGCACCTATATCGTAGGTATCGTCAGTAAATATAAGGTTTGATTTGATTGTACTATTAACAGTTAGATCATCTGCCGCAGCATCACCAATCGTAGTATCGCCAGAAATTGTAGCATTACCTGATAAGAAGATATTACGTGGGCGTGTAGCTCCCGATGCACCTATATCGTAGGTAGCGTCAGTAAATATAAGGTTTGATTTGATTGTACTATTAACAGTTAGATCATCTGCTGCAGCATCACCAATCGTCGTATCACCAGAAATTGTAACAGTGACAGCAGATAAACTACCTACAGATGTAATGTCATTGCCTTGTGAATCTAAGTTACCGCCAAGCTGGGGTGTGGTGTCCTCTACAACATTTGCAATAGCACTAGATGTCGCTAGACCTTGTACTATTGTGCTACGTGTTACTTTCTTTAAGCCGCCACCTGAAGTGTCAATAGCTAAGAATACGTCATCACTCGCTATTGAAGATAGTTCTGATAGACTGCCGATTGTAGTTGGACTAAAGTTAGTACCGTCTGCGACCAACAATGCGTCTGCGGTATTAGTACCCATTGTAATATCATCGCCCGAAACAGTCAAATCTACAAACGTAGGGCTGTCGGTAGTTGCCAGGCCCTGATTGATAGCCTTAACACTTGCGAGGTCAGTTAGCTCACTGTCCATTAGTGCACCCGCAGCTGTAACACTTGTTGTGCTTACAACGTCTGCTCCTGCTTCAATACCGTCTAACTTAGTATGGTCAGCATCAGTAAAAACATTAGAATCTGATGCAGCTTCAACCGCTGTTCGGATCTCAGCGTTTGTTTGGTCTGCGGTAGCTGAAGCTTCAATACCGTCTAACTTAGTTCCATCTGTTGCTACATCACGACCATCAACTGTACCGCCAACACTTATGTTTCCAGCTATAGTTATGTTTGTTTCAAGCATTGAGCTAACAATAGCGCCAGCGCCAATTACAAAATCTAAGGTGTTATCAGCATCGTCGTATGTAACTGCAATACCTGTTTCAGTGTTGCTTGTTACCATTGCACCTACAGTGTCTGCAATAGTTTCTGAGAGCGTGATGCCAGCAATAGTAATCGCATCAGCTTCTAATGTGCCATTGATGTATGCGTCTTTAAACTGTAGGGCGCTTGCTCCTAAATCAATATCATTATCAGTTACCGGAACTATTGCGCCATCTTGGATACGAACTTGTTCAACAGCCGAGCTGCTTACTTCAACAAAGAAACCCCAACGGTTATTAGTGCTATCTACAACAAGTTTATTTAAAAAATCCTGGTCGCCAATAGTCTCAATATTGCCGCCTTCTCCAGCACCACCATCGTGTTGATGTCCTGTTGTACCTGAAGCAGCATAAACAAAAGCATTTAAAAGTTGGTTATATTCGTTGTTAAATAAAGCGGCTGTTATTACATCACCATCATCAAAAGAACTTTGTCTTGTATAGCCTGTTCCTGCCATTTCTTATCTCCTGCCTGATGGCACGTAATTTATATATAGCCCGTTTAATGAATAAGGGGCGCACTGATCGTCGGTTTTAATTTGGAAACTTACGGTGTGACCGCTTCCTTCAAGAACTTGACGAGACATTGGATCATTAGTGCCTTCAAAAATAGCACTTGCAAAAAGGGCAGTTCCGAAAACAGGAGGAACCGGAATACCTTCAAGTGCTATATCTGAAGGCTGTGCAACATCAGAGTCTACAAAGTCAAACTGCGTTCTGAGCGTGGGTTCTAATGAACCTTCAGGGGAAACAGAAAGCTTCAAATACTTCATAGTCTTTCTAGTTCCAACATCACCAAAATCTAAAAAAGGTGTCGTATATCTAGCGTCAATATTGAAAGCAGAGCCTGTTTCCATAAAAGAACTACCTGTATCGTGATTATAAATATATCCATTTTTATCACCATGATATATTTTTTCTATTCCAGACGAGTTAAAATCAGATACAATAGAAGAACATTGAATTCCTTCGGTTTCTCCCCACTCAAACCCATCTTTAGTTAAGGTTCCTATAATTCCTTTAGCTTTATTAATCGCTCCACCATCTGTAGAATAATATAAACGATATTGAGAACGTCTTCGTAACACACAACTTGTAATAGTAAAGTCAGCAATATCTCTAGCAATAATAGAAGTTACAGACTGTATTTGTCGGCTTACTGATCCTAGCTCTACGTCACCAATTCTTGCTGTTGCTGCTACAGATCTAACACCGTCTGGGCTTAGAAATACTAGGTCGCCTCCAATTTCTTGAATACTATGATGACTTAAACAGCCTACGTTTTTTGCAATAGGAACAACTGCAATATTACTTGAATCATTAATGTTTATAAGTTTATAAATGCTGTTTTCACAGAAAATAATTAAGTCTGTTCGGAAACTTCTTAGTCCTATAATTTGATCATCAATAGAGACGCTTCCTGCACCAGCACCACTAAAGTTATCAGGCTCCAACGTATGACTATAGTAAAGTGTATTTTTTTGTGTAGAAGCTCCAGCAACTACAAAATGTTTATCGTGAACTACGCCTACTTTAGGAGCTACTGTTCCAGAAACAGTTATTTCTTTTGCAAAATAAGTTCGTTCTGATAATGCTCCTGTCCCTGTCATTTTAAAAAAGAAAGGTTTATTTTGTCCATCACAAATTAAAACTTGTCCAAACTCTTCATTGCCTTCAAAAACTTCAACAGTGGTTTGCTCTTGGCCTGTTCTTGCTAGGGTTGATCGCCCAGTAAACGTAGAATGACTATCTCCACCAGAAGCTACACTATCTTTATTAATTTGCAGCCACGTAGTTCCATCGTTAGTGAAATAAATATTTGTTCCGCTGCAAGCAATAAGGCCGTCTGCATAAACTGCTAAACCTAATAAGGGTGTGTTTGCATTAGGTCTAGTGTCTCCAAAAGCTGTATAGCCATTTATTCTTCTATAGCCGCCATCAGGATCAACTTCAAAGTTTTTAAGCTCTGTAGCAAAGCCAGGCTGACCTAACATTTCAAGCTGATTAAGATTAGTATTTAGCCCTCCCTTACACGAAATACCAAACGGTTGAGAAGCCGCCATGCTATACGAATCTCATTCGATCATCTGAAATGTACACAGGAACAGGAGACATTAAATTAGATTTCATGCTGCTTAAACCTTTTTTATAATCCGCTAGAGCAAAAGCAGCAGACTGCGGATTATCTTTAAACTGCCACATGTGGTATCTAGCTCTTGCTATTAGAACAGATGTATAGACATCGGGGAATACAATAACATCTGAGTGTGCGCTTAAACGTGAAGGAGAGTCCCATGCAAAATACCAGATGCGATAAACTTTATCTGGTATTGGACTTAATCCAAAATTACGAGAATCTGGACTTCGTATAATAGCAGTAGGTTTACCGTAGGTTTGTGTGTCTGAATCATCTAAGTTTTCAGAAGTTCGTCTAAAATCTTTCCAGTTTTCAAGTGTTATAAAACGTAAGTTTCCGTCCTCGTAAGGAGCTGTTTCTCCACTAACACCTACAGTAGTAAGATAAAAGTTATCCCAATCTACTGATCCATAATCTGTTGTAATGCTAGAGCTTGCTGGTTTTAGTTCATACCAACGAGTTCCAGCTACTGTTTCTAAATATACGTTCCCGTACATTGGATCTGTTCCACCACTATCAGAAACAGATAAAAAAGGCCACTGAGGTTCTTCATTAACTATATCAAAGTAAGCTCTATTAATACTATCTTTAGCGTGTTGTTGTACACTTCGGGCAGTACTAAAAGCCGCAGACGTTAACACTACTTCATTTAACTCTCTTAAAAGCTCGTTTGTTAATTGTAAAAAAGTTGTAGCCATCGTTTAAACTGCCT